ACCACAGGTAGAGCAGTCCTATCCTCAGCAATAGTATTGGCTACTGCAGGTGGACTAGCAAGGAAATTTTTTCCCTCAGTAAAACTGGGTGGAACAAAACTATACTTCAAAATATAAGGAGATAAAAAAACATGTCAGGACTACAAACTAGAACCTACACTCTCGCAGGAAGTTCATTGACTGCAGGTACCTTTACCTCAATCAGTCAACTTATGGGGAGTTCGCAAAGCACAACTAATCCAGAAGGAATGAATAAAGTTGTAAGAATCAGCTTGTCTTGCTCACCTGATCATACTAGCGCCACCGATGGTGTAAGTGTTTTCAAGTTTGCAGGAGATGGTGTCTCAGTACAGCAGATATTCGCAGGACCTTCTTGGTCTAACCAAGCAGCAGGGCCACTTGATGGTAACAACGGAATGCCCGTTGTAATTGAGAACTCTGCAGGTATCTTTGATATCATAGCGGGAAACCAGATTGACTTCTCAGTAAGTTGCACAACAGCAGAAACAGTAGACGTAGCAGTATCAATAACGTACGCCCCATAGGATCCTTATGGCTCTTTTAGGCGGCGGTGTAGGCGGTGCAGGGAATCCAGTAGGCGGAAGCTTTACTGGTCCAGCAGAAGCTTTAGAATTAGTTGGCGATGAAACTGGTGAGCATAAATTTGCCTACGCTTATAGTGGTGCTATTCCATTAAACAACGAAACTAAAACAGCTCTCGACTTTACCACAGGTAATTATCTATGTCGAGCTGAAATACAACATACCGGTCGTTTTGCTCTTTATGGATCATCTAAAACGATGGGTATAATTGTTTCAATGAATGGTACACAGATTATCCGAATGTCTCGATTAACCAATTCAGCCCACGGTGCTATGGATTTCGACCCTTTGTACATTATTATTCCACCTTATACTGAAGTTAAAATAGAAGTTTTTACTGACGACACTCAGGATCTTGATAACTTTGTAACATTAACTGGAAGAATCTATCGTTGAATGTACGAAGATTATAACCTAGAGCAGATGCTAATGCGGTTTCTTCTGGCTGCAGTAATGATTCTGGAAGGAATAAGGCAAGTTGGTTAATGGTCAAGAAAGCTGCTCCAGAAGTTCCCGATATTAATTGGGATCTTATTACACCTAGTTTAATTGAAGCCTTTACTCCGATTATTCAGGGCGTTACTTGGCTTGGATTAACTAAGGTAGATCCAAAAGTTAATGCACTAAATAATTTAATTGCTATTGCTGAGGTATTACCTGCAGTTGATTTGAATTTACCCAGAGGAATAGTTCTGGCAGCAATGTATGATAAAACTGCAGACGCTCTCAAAATGTTAAACGAATTAGCAGCTGCTTTGGAAGGAGTACCAGATGACTTAAAGGAATTTATTGATGAGTTAGTAAAGGAAACTGAAACAGCAATCAAAGAGAAGGTTCCTTTTGCTGAATTAGACCAATCTCAAAAGAAGCAACTTTTAGTTGATCATGGCGAATGCAAAAATTACAGTAAAAACTTTTTGCCCATTGCTAAAGATTTTGCTTATGCAGGTTGTATGTTACGTAAAGGTTGGGAGTCCGATGTCTGGGGAGAATTATAATGACAGACGCCATGTTTGCCGCCATCTGGATTTTGAGCTTTGGGCTTTACTTATTAATTTATACTTACTGGATTCCGCTAAGAACGCAAAAAAAAATAGAGCACTGGCTGATGTCAGAAGAGTCAGACGAAACTCTGTTAGCTAGCCTTGGAGTGATCACTAACCAAATCCGTGAGCAGGCCTTGGTCGACTTCGAGGAGTTTATGATCCCTCAAGGTAGAAAGGCAGCGATAGATTTTTGGAATGGTGCTATGGGGAATGCTGCCCAGAAATTGAGCGGTACGGAGGAAGGCTCTCAGCTCTCTTTGTTGCATAGTATGACTGAAGAATTAAAGGATCAACCGTGGTATGTTCAAGCAGCAGCGTCCAAGTTGATCCCAGTTATTCAAAAAGCTGCAACTGACAAACCAAAAGAGAAAGTTACGAAACTGGTACACGGTAAGTTCGGGTTTGACTAGCCTCAGAAACGCCAAAAGACGACCCTCCAACGCCCTGTGACGCCCCAAACTCGCCTTTTATACCCTATCCTACCCCACCTCATCCTCTAGTCCTCATTCTTTCTTTAATTGGATTTGATTGTAAAGCTAAAGTTTCTTAATAACTTTTTGGCAATCATAACAGATTGTTAAGTTCTCATTAAACTTATCGGTACGTAAGTGATCTACATTGCGTAGACAGATATTACAGCGTCGCTTCATTCTTTATTCACCAAAATCATTAAGTCACATTCAACATCATCAAACATATGCCAAGGTTGGTTATCGCCATCCAAATCAAAATGTTTCTTTAGATGTTGTTTAATAGCGTAAACCTTTCTGCTTATGTCGAATAGTTCGTCTTGGTTAATTACGACTGGATCCATATGTTACCATCCTCTTTGCAGGAGATTGTCCAGATACGGTCAAACCAATCATTACGAAAGTCTTTACTTTGCCAAAGTCCGTTAACGCCTTTGCCATGATCATCCATAACAGTAACGCGTACTACATGGCAGTTGGTACGCCAAGTAAGTTCCATTCCTTTCTTATCAAGAGAAGAATATTTAGGATTAGGGTGAGAAAGTAATAGAATAGAAATATCATACTTCTTTCCGTGTTCGGCAGTGTCTATGGACTTAGGTTCAGAAAGGAATTTGCATTCGCATTTCTCCCCCTTGTCGAGGCCCACCATCAACGATGGGGTGCCCAAGCTATACTTAACGTCTTTATTCAAGCTCATATCTATAATGCTACGGTAGTTCTGCTATATAATAATTGACCATATACACAATAATGAGTATAAGTTATATACCCCTACTCAATTATGAGTATATGCCAGTAGGGCTTTACACCAGAAAGGGTGCGAATGGACGTAGGATGTATTTTAGAGATGGTAAGCTCATATCTAAGAAATCCTACGATGCGTCTCGCCGACGAAAAACCTCCACCCGAAAAGGTCAGCGTCGTAAGACCGCTCGAAGAGCTTATACTGGCACAAGATCAAGGAGAAATAATATGGCACGAAGAAAACCCGCAATGCCGCACCCTTCCATTACTGGAATGGCAGCAGGCTTGAGCGTAGCACAATACCTGAATCAGGGAACCAAAACAGGAAACGGTCCTGTATCTGGAGTAATCTCTGAAGCAGTTGGTGGTAACTTACAAGGAGCATTTACGGAATTATCCCAAAATGCTATTGCTTTGTCAACCTCAACCACAGGTAGAGCAGTCCTATCCTCAGCAATAGTATTGGCTACTGCAGGTGGACTAGCAAGGAAATTTTTTCCCTCAGTAAAACTGGGTGGAACAAAACTATACTTCAAAATATAAGGAGATAAAA